ATACAAACTGCTGCTACTGCCGGGACGTGGTCGCTCACGCTTCCTACAAGTGGTGGCACGAGCGGTTATGTTTTAACGACGAATGGCTCTGGTGTTACAACTTGGACGGCGGCGTCTGCTCTCTCTGGAGCATTGACGGTTGGAACTACCGCTATTTCCGGCGGAACAACAACTCGTATTCTTTATGATAACGCAGGCATACTTGGCGAATATAGCGTAATCCCCGTATCCTTGGGTGGCACAAACGCTACATCAGCAAGCATTACTGCCTTTAACAATATTACGGGCTATACGGCTTCTGGCGCGACGGGCACAACAAGCGCAAATCTTGTTTTTTCAACGTCTCCGACAATTACGACGCCGACAATCAGCGGCAACGAGACTTACACCGGCACCGCTGGACGTATATTAGCAGACTTTGATAATGCGACAGTCAATAGCCGCCGAGCCTTTCAAACTAGCACAACAAATGCTTCTACTGGTATTTATGCTCTACCTAACGGCACATCGACGGCTGCAAGCTGGCAGGCTGCGAATAACGCTGATCCGACGAATGCTAGTAAAATACTTATTGCCACAAACGCCTCGACAGATGTCCAGCTTGTTTCCGGCATAAACGGCACTGGCACATATTTACCTTTATCCATTTACACAAACGGCGGTCAGTCGGCTCAGTTCAGCACAACAAAGGGCACGTTTACGCTTGGTGTTCAGAGCACAACTGCTGGCGCTCTTGTTCTTGCCAATACTAATGTCAGCGCCTACGCGACGACATTGCAGTCTTCAAGCAGCGCGACTGCGGCTTGGACGCTAACGCTTCCGACAAGTGCGGGCACTAACGGCTATGTCCTGACGACAAATGGATCTGGCGTAACGTCTTGGGCGTCTGCCGCAAGCGCAATTAGCATCACAAACGATACGACGACCGCGACCGCTGAGTATCCACTATTTGCGGCGGCAACTTCTGGCACCGTATCGACGGTCTATACATCGAATGCGAATTATACCTACACGCCTTCAACAGGAACGCTTTCTTCACTCGTTGTAAACGCATCAAATGGATTATTTACAAATCCGAACACGGTCGCGGCTAATTATACAGTTCCATCAAACTATAATGCTATGTCAGCGGGACCAATTACGATTGGATCAAGCGTAACAATCACGGTAAGTGACACGGCGGTATGGACCGTAATATGAGCTATTATACTTACATACACGCTTCTCCTGACGGTGAAGTATTTTATGTAGGAAAAGGCACTGGACGCCGCGTATACAGTATGCGCGATAGATCTTGGATTTGGCGGGAACGATTTAATCAGTTTGATGGCATAACAATGAAAATTGTCTCGCGTTTTGAAACTGAGGACGCAGCGTTTCAGCATGAACAAGAACTTGTCAGGTATTATAAAGACAAGGGTTGCGATCTGGTAAATCTGACTGAAGGTGGCGCGGGTCCAAATGGGTATTATCAAAGCCCGGAAACCAGAGCAAAAAAATCCGCTTTATTGCGGGGGTATAAACATCAACAGGTAACGTGCCCCCATTGCAATGAGATAGGTGGCGGCACATCAATGTATCGCTGGCATTTCAATAATTGCACAGGATCAGCCTTTAAATTTAAGGCCAGAGCCACATTGAACGGCGAGCGCGTATATCTTGGTAAATTTGCGACTAAAGAAGAAGTCGACGCTGTAGTTGCAAAATTTTATGAAGAACATCCAAAACCTAAAATTTATCGTAAGATTTCCGAAATTACTCGCAAGAAAATGAGCGACGCTCAAAAAGGGCACCCCGGCAGCGCGTGGACAAAAGAAGCAAAACAGAGAATGGCTGAGATAAGAAAAGGCGATAAAAACCCTTTTTTTGGTCATAAGCATACTCAAAATACTCGTGATATAATTGGCTCAAAAGGCAAAGGCCGACAGGGATATTGGGCGGGTAAATCATTCTCTAGCGAGCATCTTGCCAAGCTAAAAATTGATAGAACTTGCCCGCATTGTGGGGTAAAAGGATCTGGCAGCGCGATGAATAGGTGGCATATGGATAACTGTAAATTTAAGTCAGAGGCCGCATAACATGAGCGCATTACAATTAAACGCAACAACTGGTGGCGGCAACGTCACGATAACAGTTCCTACGTCTGTTACTGGAACAAATACAATTACTGTTCCTGCTTCAACTGGAACAGTTGCACTTACAGCAAGCCCAACATTTACGGGAACAACAACTACTGGCGCTCAAAGCGTTGGCGGTAATATTACGTTTAGCTCGGCTAATGCTGGAGTTGTTTTTAATAAAACAGGCGCTCTAACAAACTCTACACTGAATGATTATGAAGAAGGAACGTGGACGCCAACAATTACACCCGGCACTGGTTCTATTACAACATATTCGGCATCTGGAACATATACAAAAGTTGGTAGAATAGTTACTCTTCAAGCCATTTACACAATAACAACCAATGGGACTGGTGCCAGTTATATTCTTATTGGCAATATTCCTTTTGCTGGTTCTGTAAATACTGGCGCAGGGATTATGAAAGAAATTGCGGTAACTGGGATAACTGCGGCATGTTATTTAACAAACTCAACAACATTATTAAGCGTAACGTATAACAATGGTTATCCCGGCGGAACAGGCCAAAGTTGGGTAATCACGGTAGTTTATTATGCTTAACGAGGCCAAAATGTCACTTACAGAAACTAAAATCATAGATCAGATTACCGTTACAGAAAACGGTATCGTTCTTGTTCGTGAAGCAACGCGGATTTTGCGTGATGGCGTTCCATTCACTGAGACATATCATCGTTGGAGCTATACGCCGGGACAAGATTTAACTGACGTTCCAGCAAATGTAGTTGCAATTTGTAACGCTGCATGGACGCCAGAGGTTATTGCTGCGTATCAAACGCAACTCGCGGGGATTGAATAATGGCGCTGACGCTCAACGGCACGACAGGCGAAGTCTTCCCTAGCTGGACAACAGCCACACGCCCATCGTCACCTGTAGCCGGACAGACAGGTTACAATACGACGCTTGGCGCATTGGAGAGCTACAACACAACGACGACGACTTGGGTTGTGTCTGGTTCTAATCCAAAGATTACTCAGACGATCTACACATCTGGCTCCGGCACATACACAACACCAACTGGCGTAACGTGGCTTCGCGTTCGTATGGTTGGTGGTGGTGGGGGCGGAGCGGGTAGCGGAACTGCATCGTGGGGCGCTGGCGGAAATGGAGGAAATACAACTTTTGGTTCGTCATTTTTGACAGCAAACGGAGGAACAGGAGGCTACACAGCTTTAGGTTCACCCGGAGCCCCCGGCGGGTCAGCTTCTATCGGGGCAGGCGCTACCGGCATAGCGTTAAGTGGTGGTGCAGGCGCATCTACGGGACAAAATTCGACCTCACTCTACATGCCCACCACTGGCGGCGGCGGCAACTCAGCTTTTGGTGGGGGTGGGCAGGGCGCTACTAATGCTAATGCTGTGGCCGCAGCGGCAAACACGGGCGGCGGCGGAGCGAGTGGTGGCACTATAAACGGATATGCAGGCAATGTTGGGTCTGCGGGTGGTGCTGGTGGCTTTATAGATGCAATCATCTCATCACCAAGTGCAACTTATTCTTACGCAGTAGGCGCAGGTGGAACCGCAGGAACCGCAGGAACAAATGGCTACGCAGGCGGCGCAGGTGCGGCGGGCATCATCATCATTGAAGAACATTACAACTGGTAAGGCTTGAATAAATGGCAGCTACATTACAAACATCAGTAATACAAGCCTCCGGCTCAACAACGCCTAACCTAACGCTAGACACGGCTGGCAACGCTACTGTTGGCAATACGCTCGTTATGGGCAGCAGCTTCAAGCGCAATCGTATTATCAATGGCAATATGGCCGTGGATCAAAGAAACGCGGGGGCTAGTGTTACAGCTAATAATGCAATATTTCCTGTTGACAGATTTGCTTTTGCTTGCTCTCAAACTGGCAAAGGAACAGGCCAACAAAATGCCGGTTCCGTTACGCCACCAACTGGCTTTTCTAATTATCTTGGTTTTACATCATCATCAGCATATTCAGTATTGACTGGCGATTATTTTATTATTCAACAATCTATAGAAGGATTTAATTTTTCGGATTTAGGATTTGGGTCTAGCAGCGCAAAATCTGTAACCTTGTCGTTTTATGTGTATTCTTCCATAACAGGAACACATAGCGGCGCAATGAAAAATTATGCGTCTTCTAGATCTTATCCATTTACATTTACTGTTTCTGCGGCCAATACTTGGACATATGTAACCATAACTATTCCCGGTGATACTGGCGGAACATGGGTTGGGGCTAGTAACGCGGGGGCAGCACTTATTTGTTTTAATTTTGGCACTGGTTCAACATATAGCGGCACAGCCGGAGCTTGGGCTTCGGCAAACTATGTTGCAGCCACAGGCGCAGTTTCAATAGTCGGCACCAACGGCGCAACCTTCTACATTACCGGCGTCCAACTAGAGCAAGGCTCAGTCGCCACTCCGTATGAGCGGCAGATTTACTCCGATCAGTTGGCGCAATGTCAGAGGTATTTACCGTTTATAACGACTGTAGCCTCTACAACATCAGATGTAGGCTTGGGCAGCATAAATGCGTCAAATGGTGGGGTAGCATCATATTATTTCAAAGTTACTCCAAGAGTTCCACCAACAGGAATAACAGTTACTAATGTTGGCTCGTTTTCTTATACATCACCAACAGTAAATGCTACTGTTTCTGCGCTATCCTTTAGTAATGGTGGATTAGATTGTGCAAGAATGAATGTAACTGGTTCTACTTCATCATACACTGTAGCAAACTCAGCGATATTATATGCAAATGGCAGCGCAACAGTTGGAACCATAGCTTTTACAGGATGTGAACTATGAGTGATCCAGTTTGGCAATATGCTAATGCTGATAATTCTATCGTTTGGCGTGAATGGCCTGATGGACGTCAAGAAAGCTGCCTTGTAGAGGCAATTCAATCTTGGCTTGCTGAAGGCAACACGCCTAACCCATACGTTCCACCACCAGAACCAGCGCCACTAACGCCACAAGAGAAACTCGCGGCGGCGGGGTTGAGCGTGGATGATTTGAAGGCTTTGCTAGGAATTAAATAAACCACCGGCATTCTCAGAAGGGGGAGAAAATGCCATACAGCTCGGAGAGCGGAAAAGCTTACATCCGCTAACAGAATAGAAAATTTGCGCGAAGCAACAAATTCTCAAAATGGTAAAAATTTACCCATTAAGTCAAATAACAATTCTGGCTGTCCCGGAGTTTGTTTTGATAAAACAAATAAAAAATGGAGAGCCACGATTAAAGTAGATCATAAGCAAATAAGTTTGGGAAGATTTGAGGATTTTGAAAAAGCAGTAAGTGCAAGGAAAAATGCAGAAATTAAATATTATGGGGAATGGAGACATTACAAATGAAAATAGCAATAGCTTCAATAAGTAAAAACGAAGAGCAATTTGTTAAAAGATTTTGCGACAGTGCAAGAGATGCCGATGCCATATACATTGCAGATACTGGAAGCACCGACAACACCGTAGAAGTTGCCAAGGAATGTGGCGCAATAGTAAATGAAATATGCATCAGCCCTTGGCGATTTGATCACGCCAGAAACGCTAGTTTAGCTCTTGTCCCAAAGGATATAGATATTGTCATATCCCTTGATCTTGACGAGGTAATGGAACCGGGGTGGCGCGAAGAAATAGAGCGTGTATGGATACCCGGAGAAACCACTCGACTAAGATATATGTTTGATTGGGGTTGCGGCGTTAAATTTCAGTATGAAAAAATATTTGCAAAACACGGTTATTATTTTTGGCATCCTTGTCATGAGTATCCTCGTCCAGACGCCCGTATCAACGAGATCTACGCCTACACTGACAAGCTGCTTGTCAGCCATCACCCAGACCCAACAAAGAGCCGCGGGCAGTATCTGGACCTGTTGGCGCTGTCGGTCAAAGAAGATCCTGTGTGCCCGCGCAACGCCTTCTACTATGCCCGCGAGTTATCATTTTATTCACGCTGGGATGAATCAATTGTAGAGCTTCAAAGATATCTGGCACTCCCCGGCGCGACGTGGATCAATGAGCGGTCATATGCAATGCGCACACTGGCAAAATGCTATGAAGGGAAAGGCGATCCAGCTGAGGCTGAGGCTTGGTGGCTGCGGTCGGCGGCTGAAAGCCCTAATACCCGCGAACCTTGGTGTGGGCTGTCAAATCTCTACTATATGCAGGCAAGATGGCAGGAATGTTATGGTGCTGCAATGCGTGCGCTATCTATAAAAGATAGAGAATTTGTTTACACCGTTGATCCTGCTGTTTGGGGTGCCCATCCCCACGACCTTGCCGCTATTGCGGCGTGGAACTTGGGTATGAAGGAAATTGCAGCAGAACAAGGGCGCTTGGCGTTGGAATTAAGCCCAGAAGATGGTAGACTAAAAGAGAACCTGTCTTGGTATTTAGGCGAAAAAGGCTAATCAAATGGAACCCCAAACGATCATTAATCTTGTCGCGGGCTCAGTATTGATGGTTGTTGGCTGGTTGGCCAGAGAATTATGGGTGGCAGTTAAAGAATTAAGGGCCGACCTTCACCGCATAGAGATAGAAATGCCGACAAATTACATTAGGCGGGACGAGTTTTCTGAAGGCATGAAAGAGATAAAAGAGATGCTGCGGCAGATCTTTGATAAAATGGACGGAAAAGCAGACAAACCTTGGGGGGGCAAATGACTTGGCCATTACAATCACAGTGCGATAGCTACTACGGCAACCCTCGCGGTCGCAACGGCAATGCCTCGGCGCAATGGGAAAAGGCGAACCTAACGCGCATATCACCTCCTTTCAAAATGTATTTTGCCGGCAAGCCCGTCACGTCAATTTCTATCAATAAGAAGTGCGCCGACAGCCTGTCTCGCGTCTTTGACGCCATTTGGGCGGCAGCAGGAAAAGACCAAAAGACAATCGACAACTGGGGCGTTTCTGTCTTTTCTGGGTCATACAACTATCGTGTTATGCGTGGGGGCGCTGTGTTGAGTATGCACGCCTATGGCTGTGCAATTGATCTAGATGCTCCCAGAAACTTCTTTCACGACCAAGACCCCCACTTTGCCCACGTCCCACAAGTCGTAAAAGCCTTCAAGGATGAGGGCTGGGTATGGGGCGGAGATTGGTCGGGGCGAAGTAAGGACGGGATGCATTTCAAGCAGCCCGTGTAGGTTAGTCCTACAGCTACACGGGCCAAAGGTAGGAAAATCAATACCAACGGGCAGTAAGCCCGTTGCGTATCCTTAAAACTCTTGTGATGCTTACGTTGTATTTTTCTGCAACTTGTTTCAGTGATCCTTCTTCTTTTTTTATAGAATTAAATTCTTTCTCAGATATTTTTCTTCCGACCCTTGAGTGTTTATTTTTTCCTAATTCTCTTGAATTGTGAATTTGATTTGTTCTTCTATCGCACCATTCTAGATTATCGACATTATTATTATGCTTATTCCCATCCTTATGATTTACTTCTGGAAGTTTATTAGGATTAGGGATAAAATGTGTTGCCACAAGAATGTGGACATAAAAGTTTATTTTGTTTAGTCTAAGTTGCAAATAGCCTCCGGAATGAGGCTGAGGCGATCTCATGCTTGGCGGAGCGTATCTTTTGGTTTTTCCAAATTTTCTCCATCCACCAATAAATCTGACTTCGCCAGAAGTAGATACTTCATATGAAGGATGATCAGATATTTCTTTCCAGATTGTCATGCGGAGCTCCTATTGCTGCAATGCATACCATCTGTAGTTAAGAATATCAATAACTAAGAGGAGAGAATGATGGGTAGCCTTATTCAAACATACTTTGTAGCAAACTGGAAAACGACTGCGTCTGGCGTTCTGTTGGGCCTCCTTGTTGTCCTGCATTATTTTGGCATCAACATCCCCGGTGTTGTTATTCCGTCAGACGTCGGCTCTCAGATTGCTATGGTCCTTGCGGCTATTGGCCTTATCTCGGCTAAAGACGCCTCAACGGTCGGCGTCCCCGGTAAATGAGTGCCGCGTTAATATCCGCAATTGTAAGCCTCCTTGGCGGCTTTATGTCTGCGGTTGTTAACTTTTTTAACTGGCTGCACGAGCAACAGCTTGTGCAGTCGGGAATAGCTCAAGCACAATTACAGAGCCTGAAAGATCAAGCTCATGAAGCACAAATCGCCATTGCCGCTCGTGAGGCTGTTCGCGCTGATGTTGCCTCTAAGCCTGACGGCGTGCCAGTCAACGACCCTTTCCTCAGAGACTAGCCACGTTTCTTTCTGTGAGGCTGCTCGTGCTATATACTATTCGAGGCACGACACGGCCCCCACTAGGGCCCAGATACGCGAGCATAATGCGGTAGGCGTGGCTCTAAAGTGTGGGTGGATTAAGAAATGACGACGGGGTTAAGCTTTAACGGAAGTGACGCGGGGACATCTAGCTACGTCGCGCAAATATCGACGATGGCGGTTGTCGACCCCCTGGACGATGCTTTCGTTACGATCCTGCCCCAAATGATCACATATGCGGAAAACCGCATATATCGCGATCTAGACTTTCTCTTCACGTCTCTGTCCACTACTTCTTACTCATTAACGACCGGAAGTCGGCAGCTAAATATATTAATTTCTCCGACAATGACGCCTGGACCGTTTGTCGTCCCAGAGCAAATAAATCTCATCACGCCTGCCGGACAAACAAACCCAGATCTTGGGACGCGCGTCCCTCTTCTGCCGACGACAAAAGAATTTCTTGACGCCGTCTACGGTAACTCGACAGCAACTGGTCAGCCAAAGTATTGGTGCCCATTTGACGACTACACGTTCCTTGTCGGGCCATACCCAGACAGTGCCTACACAGTAGAGTTCGTTGGAACTTATCGACCGCAAAGTCTTGGCCCTGGTGTGTCTGGTGATCCTAATTATCCAAGCTATCCAAATGCGGCATACACAACGACGAACACATTCATTAGCCTGTATCTGCCTGATCTTTTTATTATGGCAAGCATGATCTACATTTCTGCTTACCAGCGTAATTTCTCAAGTGCTATGGGCAACGACCCTCAAATGCCTATCACATACGAGACGCAATACCAGGCACTCCTGAAAAGCGCTCTCAGCGAAGAGAACCGCAAAAAGTTCGAGGCAGCGGCGTGGAGCTCGCAAGGGGCATCCACGTCTGCCACGCCTACGCGGGGATAATAAATGCCGCATCAAACACTCAAACTTATACCTGGCGTTGACCAAAACAGGACACCAACCCTCAATGAGGCGGCAATATCTACGACAAACCTTGTCCGGTTTGTTCCTGATAAACAGGGTCAGATAGCTCTTATACAAAAGCTTGGCGGCTGGACAAAATATTTTAGCAATACAGTTGGCTCAATTGTTCGCGCATTATGGGCATGGGAAGACACAAACGCTAATACGTATCTTGGTCTTGGCCAAGAAGGAACGGGTGTCGACGGTAATGGGCTGTCTGTTATATATAATGGATCTCGTGCTGTTATAACGCCGCGGACGGATACTTTTAATTACTTACTCCCGACCGCGTCTCCCATCGTGATACCAGTAATTTCTGCATCTGAAAGTTCAGGTATTGCAACAATTGTGTTTGACGGAGATTATATTTTTCACACTGGAGAGACCGTTACATTAAGTGGGTTTACGCCTGGTGCCTATAACGGAACTCAAACAATCCTTGCGACACCTGCCCCCACAAGAAGTAGTTTTTGCTTCAATATTACGTCAGGGACAGGAAATGCCACAGTTGTTGGAACTCTTTCGTATTCATCACAAAATGGGATCATAACGCGGGCCGGAGATAGTTCTGTAGACGTCAATGCTTACGGGTCAAATGTTACAAACTATGATACGGTTTACATAAAAACACAAATAGCGGTAGACGGGTTAGTTTTATTTGGAACATATAATTGCACATTTTTAAGTGGAGATCAGTTTAGAATTACGTCAATAGACGCAACAGGCTCTCCTCTTCCCGCCACGTCGACTGTTGTATCTCCTGGCGGTGGCGCTGTTCCGACATACACACTGACGAACACACAGTCTCAAATTATTGTTACGCTTGCAAATCACGGGTATCTTGTCGGGGACACGTTTCCGGCAGTTGTTTCAACAATAGCCGGCGGTGTTACAATATACGGCAACTACAATGTAGCCTCTGTAGTATCGACGTCTCAATTTACTATTATTGCCGGATACACCGCGTCAACCGCGCCAACTATTACTGCCACCTGGTCAGGAGGCGTCGCAAGAGTTGTCTATAGCGGTGATTATGTATTTAATCTTGGAGACACCGTCGTTGTTTCCGGCGTGTCTCCCTCTGGCTATAATACAGCGTCTACAGGATCTACTGTTGTTGATGCGGCTGATCAGGTTCTTGTTACAAACGCTGTTTGGAGTTCAGGGACGGCAACGCTTACGTTTAGTGGCGACAGAACATTTCAGGTTGGCGAAACAATATACGTCGCGAGCGTGTCCCCTAGCGGATACAATGGAACTTATACTGTAACAGCAAAAACAGACACGACTGTTTCTTATGCCCTAGCAAGCAACCCTGGAACATTCGTATCAATTGGCCTTATTCGCGGGTATGTGGCTTACGCGGTCGCCGTAAACCCTGGGGCATATACCGCAGACGGAACGGTATTCAGTCTTGTAGCCAGAATGAATGGCGGCGAGGCTAAATACGAATTTTATAGAACACCTGCTCCTCTTCCTCTTGGCGTGGGATACGGCATTGGCGGATATGGGGCCGGCGGTTACGGGACTGGCGTTATTCCGCCCGCCACAGTTCAGGGAACTCCAATTACAACAATTGATTGGACCTTGGATAATTGGGGGTCCATATTTATGGCATGCCCAATAAATGGTGAAATATATACTTGGGCCCCCGGAACTGGGGCGGTTGTTGCCTCTGTTATTTCTGGAGCTCCAACGGTAAACGATGGAATGTTTGTCGCGATGCCTCAAAGGCAAGTTGTCGCGTGGGGGTCTACGTATAGCGGCATTCAAGATCCCCTACTTGTCCGCTGGAGCGATGTTAATGATTACACGCAGTGGATTTCGTCAATAACCAACCAGGCTGGATCTTATCGCATTCCAAGAGGCTCTAAAATAGTCGGAGCTATTCAGGGCCCGCAGCAAGGATTGCTATGGACTGACATAGCTCTTTGGGCGATGCAATACGTTGGGCCTCCGTATGTATATCAATTTAACGAGATTGGCACGGGCTGCGGCATGATTGCACGCAAAGGCGCGGCGTCAATGAATGGTGTTGTTTACTGGATGGGTCAAAGCCAATTTTTTAAATTGTCTGGGTCCGGTGTTGAGATAATTAAATGTCCGGTTTGGGACGTTATTTTTCAGGATCTTGACCGCAACTATTTATACAAAATACGAGCCGCCGCTAATTCGAGATTTGGAGAGATTGCGTGGTATTACCCAACAACAAATAGTAACGGCGAGATAACAAAGTATGTAAAATATAACGTCTATCTTGACCAATGGGATTTTGGGACGCTGACAAGAACTGCCTGGATTAATGAAAGCGTCCTTGGCGCACCAATAGGTGCCGGCATATCATCAGGAAGCAATTATGTTTATCAGCACGAAACATCTCCTGATGCTGATGGCCTTCCAATGGCGTCAACCTTCCAGACTGGCTATTTCGCCATGCAAGAAGGCGAGATGAAAGTATTTGTAGACCAGGTGTGGCCGGACATGAAATGGGGATACTACGGCGGCGATCAAACCGCTCACGTTCTCATGACTTTCTATGTCGCCGATTATCCTACAGACACCCCTCGCGTATATGGACCGTATACGCTGACAAACACGACGCAATACATAACTCCACGCTTCCGCGGCAGGTTGATGGCAATTAATTTGCAGAGCTCGCCAACTGAAGTAGGAACTTTCTGGCGTATTGGTGGTATACGTTATCGCGTTGAACAAGACGGAAAGTTCTAATGGCTACGCTTGACGATATCCTCACAACACAAAAAAACGGCGTCGTTGCGATTAATAATCTTAATCAGACAATGCAGGCAATTGATAAATTGTATGGATATCTAAATGGTCAATATACATCTCTCGGCTACTCAACATCTGGCGTTATAACGAATAAACCTGGACGCCTTGTTAGCGTAAATACAGTTGTTGCCGGAACGGCAAGCAGCACATTTTTTAATTATATTACCTACGCCACGACTGCAACGGCAGGAACCGGCGGCGCTGGTGGCGTTGCGACAATAACGTATAATGGGGCAAGCTTATTTAGCGTTGGCGACAGCGTGTATGTTGCTGGCGTTGTTCCTTCTGGATATAACGGTCTTTTTACAGTTACCGGCACACCAACCAGCAATCAAATAACATATGCGCTCCCAAGCGTTACTGGGTCTCAAACTGTTCCCGGAACGGTTTTCAATGTCAGCACTGCAAATAAAATTGCGGCATCTTCCACGACTATTGGAACGCTACAAGTTGGTTCTCAATTTTCTAATGGAATTTATGTATCTATCGGCACTGGTCAAACTGTTGCTGTTAACTACTCACTGGACTGAGGTAAGTCATGCCGCTCAAGCACGGAAAATCTCAGGAAACAATATCTAGCAATATATCTGAAATGGTCCGCGCTGGGCACCCTCAGAAACAGGCAGTTGCCGCTGCTTTTAATCAAGCACGACAAAAGCGCGCTATGGGCGGAGAAATATCAAACAAAATTCACGTCGGCCCCATACACAGCCCGGTTGCAGGCCGCACGGATCATTTGCCAGTAAATGTTCACTCTGGGTCTTACGTTATTCCTGCGGACATTATCTCTGCAATGGGCGAGGGGAACACAATGGCGGGATTTCGTATCGCCAATGATGTGTTTGGGATGCAGCATGTTGGCGAAGAGCCGCCAGTAGAAGTTATCGTGGCAGGGGGCGAGTATGTTATTACGCCTTTTAATGTCTCTCGTATTGGCGGTGGGGATATTGATAGAGGCCACCACACACTTGATGACTTCGTTACAGACTACCGCGCAAAAACTGTTCAGACACTGAAAAAACTTCCAGGGCCAAAACGCGACTAAGGGGGAACGATGCCGCGAAAACCTATAGAAGAGGTAAAGATAAGAGTTGGCGTGCCGCAAGATGTCGACGGCGTCATGGAATTGGCGCTTATGGTGTGCAAGGAAAACGGAATTTTTAAGCCAAATGTCGATAAGATTTTGTGGGATATTTGGATGTCTTTGCACCAGGACCACGGCCTGGTTGGTGTCATCGGAACCCCTGGCGAGATGGTCGAAGGCTTCGTTTTGTTACGCGTAGGAACAATGTGGTATTCTGACGCGCCAATAATTGAGGAAAAAACCGTATTTGTTCACCCAAAGCATAGGGGCGCAAGCGGTGGCCGGGCGAGAAAACTTTGCGAGTTCAGCAAGCAAGTGGCAGACGAACTTGGTATGCCGCTCATTATTGGTGTATTATCTACCCACAGAACCGAAAGCAAGGTCAAGCTTTATGAGAGAGTGTTTGGCGCTCCTGCCGGTGCTTTCTTCCTATACGGCGTAAAAACTGGTGGCTGGCAAGAGCCAGCTGTCGAAGTCAGGCAATAACGGAGAGAGTGCATGTGCGGGAAAGGATCACAAAGCGGCGGAGGGACAGGTGCCCTTGGCTGGGGTGGATTGGCTCCCGCACAACAAGCAACGACACAGGCGTCTCCTCAGGCTCTTGGCTGGTATAATCAGGCAATGGGCATGGCGCAAAATGATGTTGCTCAGCCCTACCAGCAATTTGGCACTACACCAGAGCAATTTGTCGCACAGTTAAATCCTACCCAGACCGGCGCTATTCAAAATATTACAAATACGCAAGGCATGGCGCAGCCGTATTACAATATGGCCACTGGCGCGACAATGAACGCCTTGAACCCTGCCTACAATACAGTTGGGAACTACATGAACCCTTACATGAACCAGGTTGTTAGCCCGGTTCAGCAGGCAGTTCAACAGCAGCAAGGTCAGCAGTTAGCTCAGCAACAGGCAGACGCCATTAGAGGCGGCGCTTTTGGCGGAGAACGCGCAGGTCTTCAGCGTGCGACGCTTATGGGTCAGCAGAACCTTGGACTTGGTCAAGCACTAAGCCCGCTGTATCAAACTGGATACGGACAGGCGCTTCAGGCGGCTCAGAACCAGCAGCAATACGGTCTTCAAGGCGCACAGCAGTTGGGCAATCTTGGCACTGCCGCGCAGCAGGCGGCGCTTGGTCAAGCTCAAGCACAATTGGGGGCAGGCACTCTTGGCCAGCAAACGCAGCAAGCTGGCATCAACGCCCTATACAATCAGTTTCAGCAGCAGCAAATGTTCCCATACATGCAGGCGCAGTTCTTTGGCGGACTTGCCGGCGGACTTGGCCCTCTCACTGGTCAACAGACGTATCAAGCTCAAGCTCAAAATCCATTTGGCATGTTCCTGGCTCGTGGCGGTCGCGCCAAAGGCAAGGAGCGTATGGGCGGCGCTGTAATCGATCTAACGCCAGGTAAAGATTATTACCGCGGCGGAGTTGTTGGTCGTAAGGGATACAATCTCACTGGTGCCGTAGACACGGATCCTGCCGCGTTAGCCCAAGAACAAGCCAAAATGTATGAGGAAATGGACAAGGCTGAGAAGGCTCAAACGATGCCTACCGGACAGATCCAAGGGTCTCATGGGTTAACGCCAGGCGGCCTTGGTGGTGGGAGCGGCGCTAAGCAAGGGACGTCTTTGTCTGGGTTGCTGGGGCTTGCCAATCAGGCGGTTGACCTTGGTAAAGACATAGGTCTTGGAAGCTTGTTCAGTAAAGCAGGTGGCGCTTCAACTGCTGCTGACGCAGGGATGAGGGGCACTGTTGGCGCTGCAGGCGACATGATCGTTCCGACTTTTGGTAAGGCCGCCGAAGGTGCTGGAGCTGCAGCTAATACAGGTTTTCTTGGGGGTCTTAGTGAGCTTGGCTCTTCTATTATGAGCGGCCTTGGATCAATCGGGTCTTTCTTGGGTCCTGCTGCTGCTTTTTTCGCAAAAGACGGCGGTCGTGTCGGCTATTACGATGGCGGTGTAGTCAACCGTCGTGGGTATGAAGGCGAAGGCTTTGTTAAGCCGTCAGACGACTTCGAGCGAAATGTAGAGCAGACCTTTAAGTTTGAGGGCGGACTGAACCCAAGCGACACAAACAGAACGCCGTCTATGTATGGCATCAATCAAGCCGCGCATCCGGGCATTGACGTTAAAAACCTTACGCGCGACCAGGCCAAAGACATCTACCGCAAGGAATACTGGCAAGGCATTAATGCTGACCAACTCCCTGAAGGAGTTCGCGGCATGGCTTACGACACTGCAGTCATGGCGGGGCCTGGACGTGCGCGTCAATTCCTGAAGCAATCAGGAAATGATCCTGAAAAGTTCATGGCGGCGCGCGAGGCGTTTCTTAATAATCTAGTTGCTAGCGATCCTGAAAAATACGGAAAATACGCAAAAGCTTGGGCAAATAGAAATGAAACGCTACGCGGCGGTGTCGGAGACGCCCTTTCTAACTTACCGCCAAATGCAAGAAGCTATTACGCTCAGGCAAATCTTCCTGAAGAAGGATCGACAGTAAATCTTTCAGGAGGTGTTAAGCCATCTGAAGAAGGATTTGGCCTTAACCGTCAAACAGTGGTGCCGTTGCTTTCAGGTCTTGGCGCTGCACTTGAGGGGATGGTTTCGTCTCCGACCACAAGCCTTGGTGGCGCAATGCTAAGAGGCGCGGGTGCGGGTCTTGGCGCTGGCGCTAAGTCTTACATGGATGTCGGCAAGCAGATCCCAGAGATTGAGAAGCTCAAGGCTGAAGTTCCAAAGCTCGCCGCTGAAACTAAAGAGCGCGAGAACCTCGCGGCACGCGCGGCGGCAGAGACGAAAGAAAAACTTGCCGGTCTTTACGAGAAGCAGTGGGCACCAAATGTTGGCTGGATGGTCTACGACAAGACGCAGCCATACAAGACGCCTGTTCAGATTTCTGACGCTGAGGGTAATCCAACGAAAAACGTCGACGTTAATAAAATACCAACACGCGGCGGTGGTGAAAGAATTGAAGATATTGGCAAGAAGTCTCTTCAAGAAAAGGTTCAAGGCAAAGAGCGTAAAGTGGGTGACGCCATTGACTGGCAGCCGACGCTTGCCGCGCCAAAAGATACAAAGATCCCTGGCGCTCTTAACATTGCAATGAGCGGAGATCTTCCTAAGCAGCAAGAAGCGGCTAAGAAAGAAGTAGAAGGACTTCGCACAACATCGAAGGCAGCATTTGATCAGCTATTTCGTCTTGACGAAATGGACCATCAATTTGATCAACTGCCTAAGGAGGCAAACTTCTTAGAGCCAGGGCCCGCGTCTCAAGCAAGAACAGACCTTGCTAAGACTGCAAACGAAATAACGACAATGCTTGGCGGCCAACCTTTGTTTGATCCAAACAATGTTGCCGCGGCAGAAGCCTTGTCAAAAGACACCACGCGTCTTGGTTTTGATGTTGCCAAGTCTCTTGGGCACGAGCCAGGCTTTATTGTTCAAAGCGCAGTAAGAGCAAATCCTGGTATGGAAAACAGCCCGATTGCTTATAAGCGTATTAGCGCGGGCTTACGTGAGGCTGCAAAGTATCAGCAAGACCGCTTAGCGTTTATGGAAGATTATGCGGCGCGCTTTGGCACACTTGCCGGAGCGGATACAACATTCAGAAAATTTAATACTCCAGAGAGATATGTTAATCGCGCCATCCTTGAAGCAATCGACAAGGACGACATGGGTTACTTGAAGTCTTTAACAAAAGACCAAGTAAAATCCAGTAAAGGCGAAATTGATAAAATGTATGGTAAAGGCGTCGCGGCGATCCTCCTTGGAGAAAAGTAATGGCAGAGGAAGAGAAGAAGGATTTCGTCTTTTCCCCGCCAAGCTTGCGGAGAAAGGAAGCGCCAACCCCCGCATTTGTTGAGGCAGAAAGAAGCGCGACCTCTACGCCTGAATTTAAGTTCAACCCGCCATCAGCGCGCAAGCCAACACCCCCAGGGTTTGGTGAAGATATCGGTAAAGGGTTTGTGTCTGGGGCAGCAAAAGGCGCAGTCGGCATCCCCGGCATGCCTGGGTCTTTGGCTCAGCTGTATGATATTGCCGGCGAGTATGGCACGCGCAAACTATCTGAGGGCGCTGAAGCTCTTGGCATGCTGCCACCAGGAAAAACCGCGGCTGGTTTTATGGAAGCGGGCAAAAAACTTGGCCAGGAGTTCTACAAACCGTCTGAGCGCGAGCTCGCCGGTGAAGTGACAACGATCGGCGGCCTTCCCGTCCCGACAGCTCACGGCATGCAGCAAGCAGCAATTCGCGCCGGCATGCCTGAGTATCACCCGCAAACACTTCCGGGAC